CGGGCAAGGCTTCCGGCCCAGGCTTGGGACTCGGACAGGACGGCCTCGGCAACCAAGAGGTCGGCGTCGGTGGCCGCGCCTCGGAGGTAGTTGGCCGTGGTGCGGCGGAGGCGACCTGCGGCGAGGTGTGCCACTCGGCCTTCGGCCTTACGGGCAAACCATTCGGCCATGACGGCCTTGCCAAACTTGCCGATGGCCGCGGAGGCCGTCGTGATGGTCCAACCGTTGGCGGTGGTGGTTCGGGCGGTGGTGGCCAGAATCACGGACGGCAGCGCGGTCTTGGTGGCAGGGGCGGTGGAGGTGGCGGACGGAGTGGTCATGGTGAGGTGCCTTTCGGGGCGAGGGGTGATTGTGAGCGCGAACGATTCGCACTTACTCGCACCCCTGCGGCCCCGGGGGTTCGCACGAACTCACAGGCCCAAAATCCTATTTAAGCACTTTTATCAGAATTCTGATATGGAAATCCCGGTGTCTAATATACTCCTGAGCACTTTCTTTATTTCCACTATATTATTTCCAATCTCCAGAACGCTGTCGCTGATTTTATACTTGGATCCCGGCGTCACTTCAAAATCAACTCGTTCTTTCCGTACTGATTTTTCACTCTTTATCTTCATATATATGCTATTAACTGAAGCGGCGTCTTGTCTCAATAGATCTTTATCTTCCTCATTTGCGTGTTCCAAAATAAACAAACATCTATGCACAGTATCATGCGACACTCCAGCTTGTTCCGCAATTGCTTTATATATATCAAACTTTTTCCCCACAACAAGCTTATCTTTTTCAGAACTTCTAAAACCCTCAAATCCCCCTTTATACCTCAATAAAAGCTCCACTTTCTCGAAAGAACTTAAATTTCTTCTAATCAGTTGATTGTTAACCATGAAATCTTTTGCGCTTGCAATTGAATCAAAGCTCATGTACTTAACATCAAACGGAACACCTAATTCCTTGCAGATATCGTATCTATTATGCCCATCAACTATCGAATTATTTTCTTTCCAAACCACAAGAGGATCCCGGCATCCATTTTCAATAATATTTCTTGCTAACATTCGCCTTTGTTTTTTTCCCAGAGGACGTATAAAGTTTTTCAAGTCATCAATAATATTTAGTTCACAGGGGTTTTTTTTGCGAAAATTTAGTATTAGGGTTTTTAACGAACCGAGCAATCTCTCCATCATTACAGGTGGTATTCCAGAGCATCTTCTGTACTGCATTTTTAGCGGAATACTGTCAGGAAAAACAAAACTATCAGGAACTCCCTGCAGTCTCAAGCATTCACGAGGAGTCCATCTTCGTGGGAGTTTTGCAACGTCTTGGTTTTCTTTTATTCTGACGTCATAGTTGGGCGGCTCTGGATAAAGAGTTAAATGCCTATCAGATGATATAACTGTATAACCCGGTTGATCCCATTGTCTTTGTTGATTTCTAGTAACCCACATTGGAGAAAATCCACCAGTATAGTACTGGCAGTGATTAGGTACTTCACAGAGCTTGTCTTTTATATCCCAAACAGCATCTCGTATTGTTTTTCTTTCGTGTACCGGAATAGACTCGGGAAAAACGTATTCTTCATTAATATCATTCCTTATTCCCACTATAAAATATCTTAATCTATTTTGTGGAACTCCGTGCTCCCAACAATCTATTTTTTTTGCATAAAGTTTGTACCCAGCAGACTCAAATGATTTTTTCAAAGAATCTAGATCTTCTTTAAATTTTTCCGCTGTTATGCCGCCAACGTTTTCAATTAAAAAAGATAGGGGTTTTATTTCATTTACCATTCGCCAAAAGTGAAACGCTAAATTACCAGTTTTTTCATTTTTAAAACCATCGCCGCGCCCTGCTGTGCTAAATGATTGACAAGGAAAACCGCCTATGATTACATCACCATACGGAACATCCCATGAATTTACGCAAGTTATATCAGCCATTTCAGCACGGTGATCATGATTGTGATTGTAAGCTAAAACTGCCTTTTCTGAAAAATCAGAAGCGTAAACTATTTTAAAACCAGCGCTTCTTATCCCTAAAGCTCCTATACCAGCTCCACAAAACAAGTCTATTGCCGTTGGTTCATAACTGGGCTTTTCTACACTCATTTATTATTTTCCTATATATTTTTTTAACACTGTCGCCAAAAGTAGAAACGTTTTTTATTACTTCACGCTCTCTGTTTTTATCCACTATATTTAACTTGTGGGTTTTTGCTAATATAGATAAAGCTATTCTTCTAGAGAGAAGTGTGCAAATAGAAAAATCAATATCGTCTATTTCCTTACGTATTTTAACTAGGCTTTTTTGACTATCCATGATGCAAAATTTAAAACCTTCCAGGGTTTACTTACAATTACTAATCCAGAAGAAAGTAACTTTTCCTCTATTTCTACTTCAGTTAAATCTCTCATGAGAGGCATTATTGTTTTTTCTTTTTTGAGAATTTCATCTGAGGTAAAAAACCGAGACTTTAAATCTCTCAGTATTTCCGAATTTATCTTTTCCTCAAAACCCGTCTCTGATATAATTTTTTCAAAAATAATTGCACTGCCTTCTTGATTAAGTTTGCTTTTTATTCTTTCGTATACAATTTCTCTTGGGGCTTTAATAAAATTATTAGTAAATACAGAAACTATTAAATCAAAATCGGAGCCTTTGTAATCTAGAAAGTTGGTTTTTATACAGGTTTTACAATTGAAATCTTTTTCATAATCGATTCCGATAATTCTTCCAGTGGGACATATTTCTTGTAATTTACTTACAAGCCGTCCTGAGCTGCAACCAATATCTAAAACGCTGCAGTTTTCATTATTAATATATCGAAAATACGAACAAACAAAATCGTCAACAAAAGAAAAGCACGGTATTGAGTTTTTTATATGATTATCAAAGTCATGAACAAAAGGAAACTGGCTCATCTTTCACCCTCCCAACGATGCCATTCTGTTATTTTTGTATCAACCTTAAGCTCTGCAGCAATATCGTTATAAACACCCACAACAGTTTTAGATTTACGTTTATTAAACTCTGTATCAACTATCTTGTCGTGTAATTCACGAAGACCTGAAACTATTTGTAGAGGTTGATTTGTTCTATACCAATTACCACGACTCCAAAACTCTGGAAAAGCATCAACCGATAAAGATTTTTGTTTTGGTTTATGCATTTCTTCGTATGATAATTTAAGCATAAAATCTCCTATAGTATACTGAGCATACAGATCCCAAAGAGACACCCCAAAACTTTTAGAAACTCTAAAAACGCTTGAGTCAGAAGCAAAATAATCTTCGTGTTTTTTATTCCTAAATTCGCGAAAAGCTAATTCGCCTTCCGTTTTATATGTTATTTCGCCTTTTCTATTTGTGCCGTATAAACCATCAGCACTCATACCAATAAGAGCAGATGTGTGACCGTCTTTTGCTGCAGCTTTAGACAAATAAAGCCAAGGATGCGAACATTGTATGTGTGTTTTAGATGATCTTTTTGTTATTAAAATTACCTGTTTAATATCATTAATTAGTGAAGTTATATCTTCAGGTATTTTAACAATAGTTATTTTTAAATCAAACTCTCTAGCCATTGCTTTTGCAACAAGAGAATCTTTACTATCTTTATCACCCACTATAAAAGTATAAAGATCTGGTTTTTTTTGGCAGTCAAGCATCGCCGCCAGTATTGTTGCCGAGTCAATACCACCAGAAAACATGATGGCATTATCTTTTCTTTTTGATATTTCTGCATTAATTATCTCTCTAAATTTTTTACTTAATATCATTTATAACTTTCCAACTTTTACCCAAACGTATATTTCTTATAGCGCTTATTGAAACACTAAATTTTTTAGCTATAATATTGTCTGGACTACCAGAACAAATCATCTCTCTTATTTCCTCAACGTCTGCTTCTTTCAGTTTGCTAAACTTAGAATTCTCGCCAGATATTCTGCTTAAATCCCTATTCTCTGTTTGCTCGGCTTTTGTGGCGTATCTTAAATTTGAAACAGCGTTGTTTGTACGAACGCGATCAATGTGATCCACAGTCATATCATCGGGGCATTTACTAATAAAAACTTCCATCACCAATCTATGCACAAAAATTTTTTCTGATCCAGTTCCCAGGGGTTTTCTTATAACAACAAAAGCATAACCGTCTGGGTCTATGAAAGGCTCAATTTGTCGTGGGGGTTTTGAATAAACTCGACCGCGATTAAAAACAGGGCGCGCTCGTTCACGAACACGCCCGTCACTACTAACTTCGTAGTTTTGGTTTCTGTCTAAAGCTTTCCAAGTTTCCATATACTATTATAGGATAATGAGTGAAGCGCGAGTCACTGCTAGTAAACAGAGTTTGGTTTTTCAAGAAAATTTTACGCTGTTCCAGACATTAACATTTGTTTAATTTGTTCTTCAGTAAGATCATCTAAAGATATATTATACATGGAGCAAATTAAAAGTATGGCGGCAGCAACTGGAACTGCAGCGCCTGCTCCCACCACACAAGCGCCAGCAGTCACCACACAAAACGCGGCTATTGCTATGCCTATCACGGCAGCTATTGTTAGTCCAGGATTGTTGGCTATTGCCGTCGCAACTCCAGCTAAAAGCTGAGTGGTATAGTCATAGACTTCAATAGAAACGGTTCCCGTAGACTGCAGTTTTTCCCAAATATCTTTCATTAACTGTTCTTCTTGATCAGAAACGCTTGCTCCATTAAGACTATCGTATCTCCAGTCATGGATACGCTTTAAGCTTTGGCATAATTTACTTATGCTTCCACCAGTCATTGTTTCCATTGAGCTTGAATTCGACCAAACCTGAAGCTCTTTCACCATTAGTTTTATTAAAATGTCAACACTAAAACCTGGCGGAATAGCGCCCAAAGACTGTAGTGTTTCAAACATACCGCGAGCTATGGCTTGAGCAAGTCCAGTTACTTCAGCAGAGTTAAGGGAAAACGCACTCATTATTCTTTTGAATGCTTCAAACAGTGTTCTCATAAAATCCATAAATCTGTCTGAGCAAAAAATACTATACAACAAAGCGTACGGTCCATAGCTAAAACCGTATTGAACGTAAGTATTTACGGCTGGTCCTAAAAAACCAGAGGGTATGAGGCCTCTCATCATTCCAGAAAGTCTCATGGCAAAAGCTGTTACCCAGCTAAAAGCAGTTGATAGTTCATTTCCTAAAGTTTTAGGAGCTGGTCTTAAACATACGACTGCTGCGTTCATTAATTCATCCAAGGTACGTGCTGAATTTAATTTCTTTTTGCAGGGGTTTAAAGCAGGACCATCAACCGGATCAATAGAGACTCTAACCTCTTTATTTAGGGCTGATATCAACGTTTTTGATAGTTTGTAGTTATTCATATTGAATAGTTTTCATTATGCTAATAGGGGATCAGCATAATATCCTTTTAATATTTCTTTAACTTCAAGAGTTGCCTCACGTGGTGTTTTTCCACTAAAACGTGCTCTAATATAAAAAAGCAGCAGTTTTCGCATCACTTTATTATACGCTCGCATCATAATCTCTCTGTCCCGTTCGTTTTTTATTGGGTATAGTCTTGTCCATGCTCTTTCCCAATTAGGCAACTCCGGCCATGCTCCGCGAAAAGTTATATTAAATTCTTTCTCAAACTCTTTTTCTTTTCGATAATATTCTTCGTTATCGCCATCCGGACTAGCGTTCATATTTATAGCGTTCCGCATTCCTTTAAAATAAAGTTCGCTTAATTCACTATTAAGAGCCGATATAAATATTTTTGATAACTTGTATTTATCCATTTAATCTCTTTAATTATAAATCCATACACTATTATACAGAACCCCGCTCAATAGCTTCCTGTATTGACTCTTTAGTATATCCTTCTAAATCTACTCCAAGCATCGCCGCAAACATCAACAGAGCTGCCGCTAGAGCCGGCGCTGCTGTGCCGCCACTTGCTATTCCACCAGCCACCACCACCGCTATTGCAAGAGCCAGTAATACGCCAATTGTTATCTGCTCTTGGTTGTTTGCTATAAAATTACTAATAGAAGCAGCGAATTCAGATATAACATTTCTTGCTCCACCCATAGTATTTAAAATTATTCCACCTGCAGCTGTGATATAATCAGAAACATTATCCCAAAGGTCAGATAAAGCCTTTTCACGTTGCTCATCCGTTGCACCTATTTCACTAAATGCGGTATTAAGCGCCGCGAGCGTGCTGCACATACTAGCAATTGGATCCACACCAAGTTCAGGTAATGCCTCAATTTGTTTTCTCATAAAGTTTGCTAGTTGACCTTCCCAAGAAGCTAATGCAGATGGTATAGCCCCCCAGGTTATTAAAACCGAAGCAATTGCATTTGCTATTGCAACACCAAGATCTGTAACAGCGTTTCTATATGTTCTAGCCCAATATCTACTTAACCAGGCATAACCACTAAGAATTTCTTTCATTTGAGTCCAAAAACTTTTAAAAGCATTAGAACAAAGAATGTTTAAAAATGTAGACCAGTCGCCGCTATTAGTAATAGTCCCTGCACCGCCCATTATTTCTGTATAGGCAGAGGCCATCCATTCCGCAAAAGATCTGGCTAATGCTTTTTCAAGATTAAGAACCGCTTTTACCATCCGCGCAAAATCCGAAAAGAATTCCGCACGTATTTTGTTTTCTTCCACAGGAACAACTTCGGGTTTTTTATTTTCTAATACGGGAGCTGGGGAATCCGGTGTGTCAGAATTTTCTTTTCTTAATGGAGCAGCAAGACACTCCATATAGGCCACAACAGCAGTTTCCCATGTTAAGGCAGCTGCTATTTTTTTTGCGCATTCTTCGTCAGACACTGGAACTTTTTCAATATCTGCTGAATTACCTGCTTGGTAAATAGTTGCCTCTTTATTCATGGCGGCAATAAATCTATAATTTAAATTATTGTGAAAAGTCATCACTTTAAATACACTCAATCAATTCGTGTATAAAATAACAGCCCTGGTATAACAATGAGCGCCATTGATAAATTAAAAAAAGTATTAGCTGTTGAATATGACTGCAAGGCGCTCAAAGATAAGTACCGGGTGTGCCGTACACATATATTAGTTTGTGAAAAGGAAGGCAGAGACGCGGCCGATAAGACAACGTCAATCACCAGTGTTGGTGACGTAGTATTTTCACCGTTTGACTGGACTTTTGACAAATGCATGAACGGCAAGGGTTGCACCAATATACCGTTTGGCTCTTCTCCAAATACTAATACTGCGGACGGTAGTTTCCAAAAAGGAAGAGTAAACGCCGCCGCGCCTCCAGTCCCATTATATTCTGACCCTGAAAACTCTGCAGGAGAAAGAATAGAAAAAAATAAACGCAAGTGCACAATTATAAAAGATGGTTTATACAGAATATATGAGTTAGACGCGTCAGAACAAAAAGAACTTTTTAATGGCGGTTGTGATCCATACGTTCGTGATGGTACAAGTTATAATAAGGCATATAACCAGTCTTTATTTGAAAAGAATACAAGAAAAATTCTTAAAAATTACCTTAATTTAGTGGAGCAAGCAATGAAAGCATTCCCCTGCTCTGGCAAATAATACAGCTTTGCGTATATGTGTATAAAATAACGCCCTGGTATACTAATGAACCCTATTGATAAATTAATAAAAGTGTTAGCTGTTGAAAAAGAACCCGAGTCTTGCGCGGCTATCCGTAGTAAGTACAGTGAATGCAAAAGAAATATCATTGCGTGTATGGCTGAAGGCACCAGAAGAGTCAACGAATCAAAGTGGTTAGGTAATCACACCGCAATCTCAGCGTTCACTTGGAGTTGGGATGAGTGCACTACACCCGCCTGCAAAGAATCAACGTTAGAAAAAATACCAGCCGGTTCAACCACTGTAACCCCTGGTGGTGGCGGCGATGGTGGTTTTCAAAGAGGCAGAGGAAATGGCGCAGCACAGCCCTCGGTTCTAACTACAGCACCCCCAACAAGAGGACCAGACGAGCCTAGGCGTGATTATAATAAAGAGCTTAGAATAGAAAAAAATAAACGCCTCTGTGCCATTTCAAAAGATAATTTAAACAGAAGATTTTCTTCTGAAGTTGCAGAGCAAAAAGAACTTTTTAAAGCTGGTTGTATTCCGTACCTTATTACCACAACCGGCAATAGCCCAAATCAAGGAGCTATTGAGGCTGCACGCAAGCAAAAGCTTGACACAAACGTAAAAAGAATTACTAGCGATTACATGAAGCAAATGGACAAGTTACTTAAAAGTAAAACCTGTACTGATAAATAATATACATTAGTGTATATAAAAAAGAAAGAAAAAACAATGTCATTAGAAAAAGCAATTCAAAAGTTAACGGAAGTAATTAGTGCCGCCACTCCAAGAATGGGCGTACCCGATGGTTCGCCAATTGGGAGAGAGTATGTGAAGAAAAATCCTTGTACCCAAGAGTACCCACCAGGACATCCTTCATACTGTTTTTGCTTCAAACAAGCAAATCCGGAATTTTCCGGAGCCTGTTATTTTAAGTCAGGTAACAGTTGCTATCAGTTAATCTATAGACAAACCTCCATGAATCCAGTACGAACGAAAGTGGACTGCGCCACTGGTGGTAGTAGTGGAATCGATGGCGGTCCGGACATGTCTCCAATAACATAAAAATTTTAATATATAAAAATCAATTAAAATAGCCCTCCGTAACAGGAGGGCTATTCTTTTACACCTTTAATAACTTACGGGTTTAAGTCAGGGCTTGAAACAAACACGTGATTATTATATCTAACTAAAACCGCTTTGGTTTCTGCACCTCGATAGCCTATGATAGTATCTTTCCAAAACTTAGCAGGAAACGGATGCCTATTTGCTGACGCCACTGTGCTTGTAGCCCACCCCTCTTGCGAGTCGGCTGTTTCAGGATTTAAATACAGGTATGTTCGCTTTGCTTGCGCTTCTGTCATACCACGCTCCACTAAAATTCGTCTTCCGTAAGCCGGACTCACTCCTGCCATGCTAGGATTTGCCCCACATAGACTTAATAAGTAGTTTAGTCTTTTTTCAAAATTTTCTCTGCTCGCTCTAGGATTAGATCCAGCCGCCTCTCGAACCGCAGCATTATTACTAGGGTACCGGTCGTTCCAGCAACTAAAAGCTCGTGGAGTTAAAAATTCACGAACCACCGGCGAGTCTTCAACCCAAGAAGGAACCACTGATGCAGGTAGTCTATTTACCTTCTTTTGTGCTCTATTATTTGCAATAGCCATCACCAGAGATTTGCCTTCCACACTCTCCGTAGAAGCCTCTCCACATATAGTAGCCAAGTACATTAGATCTTTGGTAATTTTTTCTAACGGCTTTGGCGGTTCCCGACACGCTTCAGGAGTTCCAGAAGGTGGTACTATGGTTTCGCTTCCTGGTTCTCCAGTAACAGTATCCAAGGGAGTGTTTGAACCGACTGATATTAATCTCCACCGTCCGTCAGATGGAACACCCACTATTGTCGGTGGTGTTGTTGGATAATTAACTTGACCGTTTCCGTCTGCATCATATGCTGGCACCGGCACGTTTACTGGCATACCGTCTGGCCCAGCAATATTTTGTAAATAAATGCTTCCATAGCCTGGACCGGTAAACCACGCAAACATATAGCAAGTAAAACCACCGGGCGGAGGATTGTTTTTTCCTGTGTTTACGGTTGGCGGAGCTACCATAGCAGCACCAAGCACACGTCTTAATTTATTTATAGAATTCACAATTTTAAATACACAAACGCGAACAACTATATAGTTGGAAATTTTCGTCTTGTGGACTTCACGGAGTTATAACTCAAGCCTCTGGTTATTTTTGAGAAAATTGTCTTAAATCTAGATGTGGCCACCGGCGGAACATAAAGCGTAGAACGAAATGATTTAACATAGCACTCCAACTGCCCAGTGCTTGTATCATAAGTTAAATCAATAAACTCGTTTTCAGCACTCCCCGTGACTACCGTTACGGTAAGCGAGGAATTACCATCTAAAGCCGGAGTATTAGCTACTAAAACTTCACCGGTTGACTGCCTAGTTATTACGCCGTTAGTAAAAGAACCAAAGCACTCCACGCCGTCTGGTGTTAAATCAGTCACATTAAGCAAAAAACTTGTGGCTGTTCTGTTTGATATTGTGACAACGGGTGTAGGCATTATAGTGTAGTTTTTTTAATAAAAATAATTATATAGTTGGGAATTGTCTTCTAGGGGACTGTACAGATTTATAAGACCCTCCCCTTGTGAGTATTGAAAATATGGTTTTAATTCTTTTAATTGCTCCTGAAGAAGCTGAAAAAGCCGCTATATTAAATGTGTACTCAAAACAGTTTGGATTTTCTTCTGCATCAATTGCATATCTAGCGGTAAATCCAGCGCTTGTTATTCCAGTTAAACTAACTTGCCACGAATCTAAATTTAACTGAGTTGCATTCGAATAACTAGCCGCAAGAACATTGTTTTGAGCATCGTAAATAACTATAGCTATAGCAGGGCAAGCCCTAAACTCGTCATCAAATCCTGAACCAGTTAAATCCACTGAATTTATAGTTCTATTACTGGTGGTAATCGTTGGCATTATATGTTAGGTATTTCTTTTCTTGTGGTGTTTTGAGTAGCAACACCCTTTTTGGCTTTTGTTAATCTGGCTGTCTTTTTTTTATTATATAAAACAGAAACTACTGCTTGACTAACGGCTTCATAAGTTATTGGTATACTAAATTCATCGGCAGGAACAGGACCAGTAGCTACGTATTTTAAATACACCGTTTCATTAGTTCCAACGTCAAAACTTTCACTCCAATTTGCTATCGATATGTTTTTTCCAGTAGTGTTTAGAGCTGTGTAAGCACCAGCAACTCCTATTTTATAGTATAGATCATGTGTGTATCTTTCAGATGGCAGCAAGCCAGAACCCAAAAATCCTACAACTTGTAGTTTTGAGCCATCTCTTTGCGCGCAAGAAACGGTAATAGTTGTTGCGCTAGACATTAATTATTTTCAGACTTGCCGGCAACAGCTTGTCTTAATTCAACTCGCCCACGACCAGAAAGTTTAATTAAACCAAGTCTTCGTCTCATTTCTCTTACAGACTTAAGGCTTCGGTTAATTGAAGCCGCGATATCTAAATCTTTCATGTTCGCGGACTCTGACTTTAAAAACTGTTTATGTTCCTCGCTCCATCTTTCTTTTTTGTCTTGCATTTTATTCTCCTTTTAATTAATACACCTCTGAATACTATAATAGTATGTGAAAAGGCCTCAGAAGGATACAATATTTGCCTTTTTAAAAAAAATCTCTGTAACGAGCGACAAAAAGGTTACTCATCAAGAGGTCGTGGATTTAATTGAAAAAATTGCTAAAACGCACATGAATAAAACATTTGCGTACATGACTTCTGACGATATAGCTTCACAGACTAGATTAATCTGTATACAACAATTAAAATTTTATGAACCAGAAAGGGCGGCTGGCTGGGATGACATAAACTCTCTTGAGCGTTGGCTTAACAGGGTTGTAAAAAATAGATTAAAAAACTTTTATCGAGATCACTGTGGAAGCTTAAATGAAAAACATCAAAAGGCACGACGATCCCTTAGCGCAAAAGCCAAAAACAGGAATGAAGACATGGGCGATTCATTTCATCCATCAACTTCAAAGAATGAAACAGAAGACTCTGTTATTTTTAATGAGTTTAGAGATTTCGTCGAGGCAAGACTAACAGAAGAGTCTTTAGAAATATACAGAGCCTGTATGTCAGAAGAGCCAGTTAACTCATACTATAAAAACAAACTTAAAGTTGAGATATCAGAAATATTAAAAGGGTGGAATAATGGCGAAAAGAATTGATGACGCTGACAAGACTTACATAGAAAATAACTGTAAATATAAAACAGATAAAGAAATAGCTGAAAATATTGGCTGTTCTATAAAAACTGTGGAGAGACACCGGCGAAGCGTTGGTATGCAAAAAAACGCAACAAAAGACCCGGTCGTCCTGATAGAACAGAAGAAAGAATTTATAAACCGGGATATGTTTGATTTTCAGATGCGGTCATTTGAAACTAGTCCACGCGGAATGCGGGTTAAAGATCAGCTACCAAAAAAAGACTGGCAAATCTTTTGTGAAGAGTGGGCAAACTATAAGCTTCAGCTGGAAGACCTTACTCATACCGAGCAAAACACAGTTGAGCAAATAATTTTTTTGAAGCTCAGAACCGATAAAAATCAAAAAGAATATTACGACGCTATTAACTTAAGAGACCGGTTAATGGAAGAAAACGGTATAACCGACGTTAAGGATTTAGATCTCACTAATCCAAAACAGGCTGAAGTATATCAGAAAATATTTAATGCCTCTTTACGAACAACCGATCTAAATAAAGAATACAAAGACCTGCTTGATAAACTTGTAAAATTAAATGAAACGCTTAACGCAACGAGAAGACAGCGAGAGGAAAAAGGTAAGGTTGGAGGCGACACGTTCTTTTCCCTCTGCAAGAAGTTTGAGTCTACTAGAACAAGAGAAAAAGAAGGTCGCATGGCTGAGCTTCTTAAAATTTCAATGAACAATAACACAAACAACTTAAGAAACGCTGTAGAGTTTTTAGACGGTGAAAACGCACCACAACTACTAGACTCAGTAACAATAGAACTAACAAAGGATCAAGAATGAAAACCGCAATAGTAACAGGATGCCCAGGACAAGACGCTTCTTATTTATCTGAATTACTTTTAGAAAAAGGTTATACCGTGTACGGTGTTCATAGAAGAAGCTCTACTTTAAAAGTAAACAGTAATATGAGGAACTGTTACTCTAATAATAGATTTACAACAATAGATATGGATATCACGGATGCTTCGGGCATTTACTCAATTATCTCTGATATAAAACCACACGAGTATTATAATTTAGCAGCCATGTCTCACGTTGGGCAAAGTTTTAAGGAGCCGTTGGCTTGTTTAAACGTTGACGGCTATGCTGTAGCAATTGCGCTAGAAGCCATAAGCAAGCACTCGCCTGCTACTAAATTTTATCAAGCATCAACCTCTGAACTTTTTGGGGGGCTAACAGAACTTCAATCAGAAGAAACACCTTTTGTGCCAAGAAGTCCATACGCAGCAGCAAAACTTTATGCGCACAACATGGTAGATATCTATAGAAAGTCTTATGATATTCACGCTTGTTGCGGTATTCTATTTAATCACGAAAGCCCGAGACGCGGTTTAGATTTCGTAACTAGAAAAATAACGAACTCTATAGCAAAGTTTAAATTAAATTTAAGTGGTCCTGTTGAGCTTGGAAATCTAGACGCAATGAGAGACTGGGGACACGCCAAAGATTATGTTCGCGCAATGTGGATGATGTTACAAACGGATAAACCAAAAGACTATGTGGTTTCTACGGGCAAAGCAGTATCAATAAAAACCGCGTTACAATACGTTTGCGATATTGCTGAAGTAGATTTTAATAAAGCTCATGTGATAAGACCCGGTAATATTCGACCTCTTGAGGTTTCTATTCTCAGGGGTGATTCTTCAAAAATACAATCTGAATTAGGATGGAAGCCTGAATATGATTGGACTTCTTTGCTTAAAGAAATGTATGAAAGCGATTATACTAGTGTATTAAATTCTAGTGGCTGGAAAAAGATTGAGACAACCACGGCGGAATAGAAAAAATGGAAGATATAGTCCATCCTACTGGTTGTTTAGAAAAGAAGTGCTTAAGAGAGATTGTTTTCAGTGTCAGTTTCCTGGGTGTTTAGAAAAGAAAAATCTTGAGGTTCATCATATTAAAAAATATGCAGAATCAACAAGACTTAGAACTGAAAAATCTAACGGGATTACTCTTTGTAAAAAACACCACGCCTTGGTTACTGGTAAAGAAGAATCTTTTGAGACAGCGTTTTTTAAAATAATCTGTGAAAAAAACATAGAGGAAATTCAAAAGTTAAATGAACCAGGGAGACAAGGGAGCCTTAAAAAAGGCGCAAAAGACAATAGAAAACGTTATATACGCAAACGTTATCGTTGATAATCAAGAAAAGAAGCCTTGGGACTTTAAAGAAAAACTTCCCTCGAAGTTTTTTGTTAAAGATATAATCGTCAGAAACTTAGATTATGGCGATTATACTATTGAAGGTTATGATTTGCCTGAATTTAAGAACAGTATAATAATTGAACGCAAAGCATCCGTAGAAGAGTTGCTGGGTAATATTGGTAAAAACTGGGAAAGGTTTCAAAGAGAACTAGACGGACTTCAAAAGTATTCTAAGTCTTTAATTATAGTTGAAGATGATTTACATGACGCTTATGCAAAGTACACCGCTAGAAACCCTAAAAAAGGAATGTACTTTACTTTACCTCCAGACTTCTTATTAGCCCGAGTTTGCGAAATTGATCATAAGTGGGGAATTAAAACACTTTTTCTTAGCAACAAATATTTTGCAAGAAGATACGCCTGTAATTTATTTAGATCAATATTAGAAAAGGAAAAAAATGGAACTGAGTCAGGAATATCTGGACAACCTATATCTTGAAATTGGCGATACCACTAAATTAAGTATCGTTAGCCCCCTTGATGAAACTATTCCGAAAAGCATGACGGCGGAGATGTTAATTGCTATAGCAAGAAATCCAGAGTACATTGGTTTTACAGCAAAGACATTTCTTAATATGAATCTTTTTCCATATCAGATGTCAACACTAAACATCTTGGCCCAAAAAAGACTTCCCATGCTTTTGGCAACTAGAGGTGGTGCGAAAACAACCATGCTGGCACTGTACGCTATTTTTGAAGCAATGTTTAATCAAGGCACTAAAATAGTTGTAGCCGGAGCAGGATTAAGACAGTCTGGTTTAGTGTTTGAGGCAATGGAAAGCATTTGGAAAAACGCGCCGATTCTTCAAGATATATGCGGTGCTAATAATGGTCCTCGCCGAAGCGTTCTTGGCTTTAATTGGGATCTTGGCGACAGTAAGATCATAGGCATCCCGATTGGTACCGGAGAAAAAATCAGAGGTCTAAGAGCCAACGTTATTATTGTTGATGAGTTTGCTTCTATCAACCCAGACATATTTGAGGTTGTCATCAGAGGTTTTGCTGCCGTCCAAAGTCATAATACTTTCGAAAAAGTAAAAAATGAATATATTAAACGAGCCATGGTAGGAACCTCTGTAGGCAAAGAAACATCAAAGCTTCTTGAGTCGAAGGGTAATAAAATTATCTTGGCTGGTACTGCATCATATCAGTTTAACCATTTCTACAAATACTATCAAGACTATGTAAACATCATTAGTTCAGAGTCACACTTTGGTATCAATCCAGACGACTATGCCATAATAAGACTTCCCTACGACCAGCTACCTCCCGGTATAATGGATGAGGCTATTTTAAATCAAGGTCGCGTAACCATGGATTCTGTTATATTTAAAATGGAATACGGATGCGTCTTTGCAAAAGATTCCGAGGGTTTTTATCCAGCCTCAGCAATATTTGCAGCCACCAGCCCCATAAAAACACCAGAAGGAAACATTTCGTTTACAGTTGAAGCCTTTGGTGATAAAACAGCTAAATATGTAATGGGCATAGACCCGGCGTCTGAGCGCGATAATCTGGCTATAACAATACTAAAGGTTCATCCTACTCATAGAGAGATGGTTTTTTGCTGGAGCACCAATAGAAAAAGATTTGAAGCAGATAAGAAAAAAGGAACAAAGTACACTGACATATCTGATTATAACACTTTCGTGATAAGAAAGATACATGATCTTTTTAGTAGGTTTAATATAGAAAGAATGCATCTTGACTCCGGTGGTGGCGGTCGCTCTATCTTAGAAGGTTTGAAAGATTATACAAAACTAAAAGAGGGCGAGTATTGCATATATGATATGGATGATGAAGAGTGCGCCAGAAAAGCCGGACTTCATGCAATAAAAGTAATTGAGTTTTCTTCCAGAGAATGGTACGAAACCTCGCACTTTAATCTATTAAAAGATATAACAACCATGAAAATTCTTTTCCCAGAATACGATGCGCTTGGTATAGAACAAGAACGTATCCTTGGAATAGAGTCTTTAGGTGAGTACTCGTCTGAAAATATATTAGGCGAAGTTGAAGAGTGCAAATACCAAACCACCCTTGTTCACGAAACAACAACAGCCAAAGGACAAAAAAGATGGGATCTTCCAAAAGTTAAAGGGGTTATGACAGAAGGGCTTAAGTCTAGACTCAGAAAAGACCATTTCACAAGTTTACTCTTAGCTAATGACGCGGCTAGAAACATTGACAACAACGGACATCTTGATAAAATTAAAACCTTTGGTGGATACTCCTCAAAGTATATTGTAAGTAATAACACTTCTGGTTCAGACGCGATGTACCAAGGTCCTGGCATGAGAAAAATGCGAGGCGGTGACATTGGAACAAGAATATCGATTGATAAGGGCGAACATGGAAACATAGCCTATTAGTGTATGTTAAATTGGGCTATAATGGTATTATCATGTCTGAAGATCCAAATTTTTACATCAGCGGCAATAAAGAAAAACAAGAAGGCTTAGAAAAGCTTGGAAAAGCTATGGCTAGCCAAGATATGGCCGTTGCTGGTTTTTATTCAAATCTTGAAGAAGGTATTTCTGTAAGACCGCCTTTTACTAGAAATACCTACGAAAGATTTAGACCAGGCGAGAGAATACCTGAAAAAGACGATGACATCATGACCTCGTGCAGAGATGCATATCAGAGCGTTGGGGTTATCAGATCTGTGGTAGATTTAATAACTGAAACAGCGGTAGAAGGTCTAGAGATAGTTAGTGAAAATGAAGGCATTACAAACTTTTTCAAAAGCTGGTCTCAAAATGTAAACTTAAGAGAAAGGGCTGAGAGGTTTGCTAATTATTTTGTGGTTGAGGGAAATGTCGTTGTACGTAAAAAAATTGGTAAAATAGATATACCAACCGCAAGAAGAATGAAACGTGGATCGGCAGCAACTAAAAATGTGTCGATTCCAATCGGTTATATATTCTATGACCCACAAACAATTCGATTAATTGGCGGACCTCTTGCTATTTTTGCAGACTATAAGAAGTGGGGCGTTAAAGTTAGTAACGCTCAAATGCAAACTTTAAAAGATGCATACGCTAAAGACAGTGAAATAGTAGATAAGCTTCCTGCTGAAATAAAAGAAATAATAACGTCTAAGGGTATTTTGGCTGAAACTCTTATACCTATTCCGCAGGATGAGGTGTGGGTTGCTCATTACAAGAAAAAAGACAGCGAAGTTTGGGCAAAAAGCTTTATTTTTAGTATTTTACACGACGTTATATATAACGAGAAGCTTCGGCTTGCAAAAATAAGCGCTCTTGACAGTTGGTACAACTCTATTAGAATTTGGAAGCTTGGTGATCACAAAGAAGAGATTTTACCAGATTCTGGTTCAATTGTAAAGCTGGCAAAGATTCTTGAAAACCATACTGGTGGCAATCTCGATATTATCTGGGATTCCATGTTAACTTACGAACAGTTCTTTCCGCCAATTGAAAAGCTTGAAAACTTTAAAGAAAATTATGAGTCCATGCTTTTAGGTCTTGGTGTTCATCAAACTCTTATTGGTGGAACGGGTAGCACTGGCGGCGACTCTTTCGTTGGTTTAAGAAACCTAATGAAGAGAATCGATTGCGTTCGTCGAGCCATGAATGATTGGATTACTAATGAGATTGATGAAGTTTGTGATGTTATGGGTTTTCAGGATAGACCCAAGGTAAGATTTAATAACGACAACTTGTTTGATCAGCCTAGCTATTTTAAACTTTTAGTTGAGTTAGTTGATCGAGGTGTGGTTTCTAATGAAACTGCTGTAACTAAGATTGGTGAGATGTGGGATATAGAAAAGAGTCGCATCAAATCAGAAGAAGAAGCTCGTAAAAATAAAGAAATGCCAGAAAAGCTTGGTCCGTTTATACAACCAAAAATATCTGAGTCAAACTTTAAAAAGAACAAAGAAATGCAGGGTCTTGTAAGCGAAACCGCTGGACCACAGGTTCCTCCAGGAAAACCAGGAAGACCTGCTGGATCTAAAGATACTGTTACTAGAAGCCCAAAAAAGAAAACCAGAGCAGATGTAAATAATGATGTTACTGATGAAGTTTAAGGTCTATAAGCATTAATTAAAGGAAGAAAACATGCCAATGGAATTACTGTCAATGATCGGCGGAAGTGTAACGGGTTTTGTGTTTCGCTACTTGGCTGAAAAAAGACAAAACGATAAAGATATTTTTGAGCGACTTATAAATGCTAACAAACAAACTACAGAGAATCAAGACAAGGCAGTTCAAAGAGTTCCTCTTGATGCTGGCAGATTTGTTCGACAGGTAATAGTTCTTGTGGTTTTATTTGGCGCTTTTGCTGCACCATTTATTCTTCCATTTTTTGGAATTCCTACTTTTGTGGAAATTGATGTTCAAAACCCAGAAGCTATTTTTGGCTTAGTTCCAGCGACAGCAAGAAAAGCTTTTGTAGAAATAAATGGTTTTTTTTGGACTGCTGAAAATAGAGAAATTTTACTTAGTATAGTAGGTTTCTATTTTGGTTCTGCTGCAGCATCTAACAAATCGTGAGCTTACATATGAATAAAATACTTCTTTCAATTTTAGCATTTGCCTTAGCTGGTTGCGATACCATGCCTGTAATTATTCCAGATAAAACCGGCGATAATGTTATCATGATGACTCTTAAAGATCAAATTGCACAAAGCGGAACAATACAACCGTCTTATGGCTGGCTTTTCTGGTATGCTCCAATATTTTTCATAGCTCTTATGTGGGCCTGGAGAGAGTTTATTCACAAACCGGTAGAGTGCGATGAGCCGGTTGAAACACCTAAAGAAGAAAAAGATTAAACGGGTTTTATATTACCGGCGGCGTTTTGAAAAATTAAAAAGTGAGAAGGCACGTCTTCTTTATTTTTTAACGCTCTTTTCTTTGCTACTTCTACCTCTTTCTTTGTAAGCAGAAGAGGAATTACGTCTCCGTTTCCTGCCATAAAGCCAACAAAATAATAAAACAAATTTTCACCTTGTTTACGGTTTTTGTTTTTAATTGCTACTTTTTTCTTGCTCATCTTTATAATATACACTATTGTCCTCAGAAACAGACCATCTTTCACAGGTTTCTGCTGTCCACACCGTTGTTCCAACTTTATAACCACATTCTGCCGCGGTTGGTTTATTTCCAACAAAAAACGCGTCTTTGAATAAGATTCTATTTGTCGGCAATGCTGCAATCTGCCCATTAGATAAGGCAATTACATGAGCACATTTATTTTGCTCTGGTATTCCAGTAAAAGAAGTGTCTGGATTTGAATCTTTAAGCCACTCAATAGTAAATAAGTAGGTGCCCGACACCCCGTCCTTTGTTCTTAAAAAACACTCACACTCATGACTAGCCAAGTAATCCCATTGAATAACCTGAATTTTTTCAGTAAAACAATCCCATAGCTGTAGATGCTCAAGAGAGTATTCATGATCCGTTTCGGGTTCTTTCCACCACAAAGCGTGTAACGGTAAACCACGCCAGTGAGCGCCAGTTTTTAACATGCCATGAAAGCACAAAGCTCTTTGATGCTCAGACTTCACCCCAAATAGGTAAGCCTCAGTAAAGCCTTCCACGTTATCTAGATCATATAAAAATTTATTTTTTACTAGCACTTTTC